AATGGAACAAATGGAACGAATGGTAATACAGGACCACCAGGACCAGTAGCAGGTACTGCAAATCAGATAGTTTATAAAAACCCAAGTAATCTTCCTGATGGTGATGCAGCTTTCAAATACACCGAAGGTTCAGCTGGAGTTGTAATTGATGTGGATAATACTACTGGTGATATTGAATTCTCAACAGCTGGATTTTCTACTTTTGGTGATTATAATGGAGCTGTAAATGGTACATATTTGTATGTTGATGATCCTAGTGAAATTATTAGAATACAATCAGAAGGTCATGTTTATATAGGTGATACAGATTGGGGTGGAACTGGTACTGCCTGGAATGTTGATTTTGATGCTTCGAATTCTAAAGCGTACTTCAGTAATTTGTCTGCTGGTGATGTATATGCAGATGCAAGTGGTGGGTTACAAATAGGAGCTTCCGATGGAAGATTAAAGAAAAATATAATTAAAATAGATAATGCATTAGAAAAAGTTTCTCAATTATCAGGAGTATATTTTGAATGGAAAACTGAGAATGAGGGTAATACTTATCAACCAATGTCAGAAGGAAGAAAACTTGGATTTATTGCTCAGGATGTTGGTAAAGTTGTTCCAGAATTATTAAATAAAATATCAGTTCCAATTGCACAAAAAACTGATACAAAAAATGCTCTATATGGAGAAGATTTTCTATATGGAGTACACGAAAAAGATATAATTGCTCTTCTTATAGAGTCAATTAAAGAATTAAAAATTAAAGTAGAAGAATTAGAAAAAAAAATCTAATTAAAAGGTAATATTCTGATATATATTTACAATAGAATATAACATTCACGTTATAATAAAGGAGAATAAAAGTTATGCCTGAAGAATCTAAATTAGTTCAAAAACTAGAGTCAGAAGAAGTTAAAGCTTCAGAAGTTAAGTTTGATGAAAATGAACTTCAAAAACTTCAAGAACTTCAGAATTCATATCAAGATACAATTTTAAAGTTTGGTCAATTAAAAGTTCAAAGAACTTTATTGCAACAACAATTAGATGGTCTTGATACTGCAGAAGAAGGACTTGAAAAAGGATATGCTGAGATTCAATCAAATGAAGCTAAAATAGTACAAGACCTTAATGAAAAGTATGGTCCTGGTTCATTAGATCCAGCTACTGGAGTTTTTACTCCGTCTGAATAAAAAACATTCCCAAAATAGTATTTTGAGAATTTAATTTAATATTTATAGTTGAATGTTTTATATATCACTCAATTAAAATTAAATTAGGAGAAAAACAATGGCAGAAAGAATAGTATCGCCAGGTGTATTTACTCGTGAACGCGATTTATCATTTCTTCCGCAAGGAATAGCCTCAATTGGCGCATGTATAATTGGACCAACAGTTAAGGGTCCAGCTTTCTTGCCAACTTTGGTTAGAAACTTTGCAGAGTATGAAGAAGTTTTTGGATCGACAGATAAACGATATTATACACCCTATACGGTAGAACAGTACTTGCGTAGTGCAGGTTCTGTAACGGTTGTACGTGTACTTGACCTTACAGGGTACACAGCAGATTATATTGCAATTAGAGAACAAAGGGGATCTGTTACTGCAGAATCCGCTACAGGGTCATTTATTTTCAATGCAGTATCAACTGATATTGATGTTAAGACTCATGGAGTTGTATTAACCGATTCAGATGGAACATCAGTTCAATATATTGCATCTGGTAGTCGTGAAGGATTTGATGATGCAGCGAGTAATAAATTCTATTTTGGAACTGGTTCAGCTGCAAATATGGCAGAAAGCATGTCTCTACTTATTACAAATAGTACTGCAAGTCTCTCTGAAGGAACTATGGATTTATCAGCTTCTTTTAATGGAGCAACAGCTTCATTTTTTCAATTGACAGTTGGATCTGCAGGTAATACTATAATTACAGAAACTAGTGATTTTGGTGTAATAGACTCACAATTCGCAGGTGGTATAGATGCGGCAAATGCAGTGGATTACATATCTGCAGTACTTGCACCTTCTAAGGGTGGCTCAGATGGTACGATAGATTTATCTAAGAGTATACTTACTTCATCAGGATCAGATGCTAGAACAATTATCATAAGTGGTAGTAATTTATCAGAAAAGGGTGTTGCTGTATCAACTTGGTCTTTTCAATTAGATGATCAAGATGCTCAAGATTACATTGGAAAAGTTTTTGGATCTAATGCTCAAGCTGAAAAAGGAAAGGCAGCAGCAGTGATGCCAGTTTATTTGTATAAGAACTTTGCACAAGAACAAAAAGCTCATAACTTGACGACAGGATCACTTTATCATGGAACTTTAGATTTTGATACTCCGTATTCAGAAGCTGAAACTCCAGTGATAGTATCTGAAGGAGCTGAACCTTTAGATTTGTTTAAAGTAAAAACTAGATCACATGGATTATATGTGAATAACAAATACTTTGTTGGTATTAGTAACATTAAAGATCCTTCAAAAGTAGCAGATCCAGAAGGATATGGTACATTTACTTTAGGAGTATATAGTGCTGAGTATGGTATTAATTTTGGAAACCTTATTGAAAATTGGGATAATTGTAATTTTGATCCAACTCATCAAAACTATTTACCAAGACTTGTTGGTGATAGATATGCAACTATTGGTGATGGTAGTGGTGGTACAATTAATGGTAAAATATATCATCATGGTGATTGGCCAAATAGATCTAAACATATTTATATTGATCCAGATTCTTATGGTCCAATTAATGAAGGTAGTTATCCAAAGGAAACAGTTCCTTGGGGACATAAAGCTGTACAAACACCATTATCTTCAACTGAAACTCATGCAGCTAAAATTCCAACTGCATCCTTTATAACTAATCAATCTAATACTAATGACACATATGATTCGTCTATATTTTATGGTGTTGATCTTGAAGATCTTGATAATAGATTGTATTTAGGTCCAACTAATGGATTCCATACTGGAAGTAATGCAGATTTCAGTTTAGGTGATATGAAAGGATCTGACGGTAAAGCAGCTGATGAAGATACGGCTATTACTCTTAAAAATTCTGATACATCACAGAGACAATTCTCAGTTCCATTTCAGGGTGGATATGATGGTGATAATCCAGCAGAATCTAAGTTGACTGGAGCAGATATCACAACTACTAATGTAATGGGATTTGATTGTAGTGGAGCTAAGAGTAGTGGTTCAGTAGCATATAAACGTGCACTTGGAGCTATAAGTAATCCAGATGAGTTTGATGTTAATATGATTATAACTCCAGGTATTATTCATGGTTTACATAGTAAAGTGTCATTTGATGCTATTTCGGTTTGTGAAAATCGTGGTGATTGTTTTTACATAGTAGATCCTTCGAAGAAGGGAGATTCTATAGCAACTGCAATTAGTAGAGTAGAAACTATGGATACTAACTATACAGCTACTTATTACCCTTGGGTAAAGATTGTTGATAGAGTTACTTCACTTCCAGTTTGGGTCCCACCTTCAGTGGTACTTCCAGGTGTAATTGCATATACCGACCAAGTAGCACACGAATGGTTCGCACCAGCAGGTTTGAATCGTGGTGGATTGACTACTGTACTAGAAGCTGAAACAAGACTTACTCATTTAGAAAGAGATAGTTTGTATGAGGAAAGAATCAATCCTATAGCTTCATTTCCAGGCCAAGGTGTGGTCGTTTGGGGACAGAAAACACTCCAAGCAAGACCATCAGCACTTGATCGTGTAAATGTTCGTAGATTGTTAATTAAACTTAAGAAGTTTATTGCTTCAAGTTCAAGGTACTTATTGTTTGAACAAAATAATTCAGCAACAAGAGCTCGTTTCTTGAATATTGTTAATCCGTTCTTAGAGTCGGTACAACAAAATTCTGGATTGTCAGCATTTAAAGTTGTGATGGATGATTCAAATAATACACCTGATGTGATAGATAGAAATCAATTAGTTGGTCAAATTTTTATTCAACCAACTCGTACAGCAGAATTCATTGTACTTGATTTCGTTGTCTTACCTACAGGAGCAGCTTTCCCATCGTAAGTACGCGTAAGGAAATCTTATTAATAAAAAGCCTCTCAGAAATGAGAGGTTTTTTATTGCTACAATATATTTATTAATGAGTAGAAATAAAAAACTTCTAAAAAACTTAGAAGAAATACTAAAAAGTTAAAATGAATATTTTTTGTTTTTATGATATTTATATGTAGAGTTAGAAATAAATTTAAATTGGAGAATACAGATGCCAGACTTATTAGATCCTTCAGAAATTATGTTCACACCGTTTGAACCGAAAACGAAAAATCGGTACATCATGTACATTGAAGGTATTCCTGCATATCTTATTAAAACTACGGGTAGACCAACTATTACATTTGAAGAAATTGAACTTAATCATATTAATGTAAAAAGATTTGTAAAAGGTAAAGGAACTTGGGAAACTTTAGAAGTTACTCTATACGACCCAGTTGTTCCGAGTGGAGCACAAGCAGTTATGGAATGGGTTAGGCTATCACACGAATCAGTAACAGGTAGAGATGGATATTCAGATTTTTATAAAAAAGATATTACAATTAATGTGTTAGGTCCAGTTGGTGATAAAGTTGAAGAATGGACACTTAAAGGAGCATGGATTCAGTCAGCAAACTTTAATGATTTAGATTGGGGTTCAGGAACCGATCCAGTAGATATTGCAATAACACTTCGTTACGATTACGCAATACTACAGTTCTAATAAAAATAAATAATATAAGGAGTTAATTATGGCAGTCATAGCAGATAAAGCTTGGTGGAAATCAAAGACAATATGGACTTCAGTAGTTGCTGGAGTTGTTGGAGTATTACAAGCAGCAGGTGTTGTAGAAGCAGTACCTGATGTGGTTTGGCAATTACTCGCAGCATTTGGTTTGTACGGAGTTCGTGACGCTGTTGGAAAAGCATAATTCAGCAGTAAGTAATATTTTAAACTGGGGATTTCAATATCCCCAGTTAGTTTTATAATAATTGGTTATATTGTATAGGTTACTATTCAATAAAAATTACAAAGGAGAAATAATATGGCAGAAGAAAAACGCCAGTTTCCTACTGAAGTAATAGATTTGCCTTCTAAAGGATATTTTTATCCAAAGGATAATCCGTTATCAAGTGGTCAGGTGGAAATTAAATATATGACGGCAAGAGAAGAAGATATTTTAACATCAG